ATATATTAGATTATTATATGGAAATAAATATTAATGGGTTAGAGTTTAAAGTAGAGAGAAATGGTTCAGTATATCGTAAGCGAAAAGATAAATATAAACTCATAGAAGGCTCAAAAAAAACATCTGGATATTTGATATATGATAGTGGAATTATAACAAGAGATAAAGTAAAAACTCGTTTTAAATTATCATTACATCGTATAGTTGCGTGTGCTTATCTAGGTTTGGATTTTACAAACCGTAAATTATGTATTGACCACATAAATGGAATACGACATGATAATAATGTAGAAAACTTACGCATTGTAAGTTTTCAACAAAACTGTTTTAATAGAAAAAATGTTAAGGGATTTAGTATAAGACATGGCAAATATATAGCAGAGATACAAATAAATAGATTAAGTATACCTCTTGGAGTCTTTAAAACTGAACACGAAGCAAGAAACGCATATATACAGGCCAAACAAAAATATCATTTAATCCCATTACGTACTGAATGTGAATCATTATATTTAATTAAAAAACCTGATACATTAATAGTCGTGTAATTTAAATACTTCTTTTTCACTTAAAACAACCATTGGAAAAGTCTTTAAAATTGTTACCCAACGACCAGATAATTTTTTTAATTTTTTAATTTGTCCAAAACCATTTTTGGTAACAACTTTATCACCAATTTCAAGATTTTGAGTTTCACAATAAGAACCATCTACTTTATAAACAAGATGCTCATCTGCACAACGTAATTTTTCTCCTGTGCTTAACTCAATGTAATCAGTACAGTTGGCTAAAAAGGCTTTACGCATTGAATCAAAGGGAGGAGGACCAACGCATAATCCTAAATGGAAAATTCTCATACTTTACGGATGTTATCCCAATCTCTTAGGAACTCTAATATTGATGGGTAATTAACGCGCCCTGCACCGCACTTTCTGCGGACATGAATCCAACCATTTATAACGCCAATACAGATTTTATACTCTTGATTTTTGTATAATCCTGCTTCACCTATAAAGTTGGCTTTAAACATAAGCAAATGTACTTATTTTAATAACAAAAAAAAACCTGCCGATTTCTCGACAGGCTTTCCCCATAAACACTAAAAAAGTTAGCTTGGATTAGCATTAAGTGAACCAGTCACAAATGCATCAGTATAGTAGATAGGAAGTGCAACACGACCTTCAACACGAACTGTAATCTTGTTCTCACGAACGTTAGTACCATCTTCTTCGAAGAATCTTACAATCGGATTCTCACGAACATAAAGCTGCGCACCTTTTGCCCAATCTCCAACAAGGTAATTAGAATCACTCATTGCAGTAGATTTGAACACCGGAACACCTGAGATGAACATTTGACCATTTACAGATGTTACAGTTCCTAGTCCTGGCAAAGTGTACTCGTTGGTAGTTGATCTGTTAAGCAACAAAGCATAATACTGCTCTGGACTTAAAAGGATACCATTTGCAGAGTGATTGTTTCCATCAATTTGTGCAATTGAATCAACCAATTTCTCAACCTGAATAGTACGGAAACCTGAGTAAGCCTCAGCGTTAGTAATTAAACCACCTAAGTTTGGAGAAGTTCCGTTACCATTAAGCAACTGATTATCTTCTGCATCAAGGTACTGCTCAAGCAAACGTGACTGAAGGTATGAACGCATAGCAGAGATATCATCAAGCGCCTTGCGAGTAATACGAAGGTAACCTGCGATGAACTCAGATGGTGCAACCTCTTCTGTCAAATCGTAATCAATTTGAGATTTGCTTCCTGAATTATCTGCCCATGCAGCAACTGATCCCTCAGAACCTGTTTCTTGCAAGTAGTGAATTGCAGAAGTAGTCATAACTCCAGTTGGAAGTAATGATCTGATGTGCAACTTACGCGGTGCAGCTGGAATAATACCCGGTAGCATCTGTACGTTTGCAGCAGCTAGATCAGTAATGTTTGACAATGACATATCGCCAACTGTCTTTAACTCCATTGCAAATTGCTTGATCTCTTTTCTCTTGAATTTCTCCAAGTTGTCAGAGTTCTCATCCATTGCAGTAGCAAAAGCCTGATTGAAAGAAACTGGTGCTTTATCTTTAGCATCCATTTTCATTCTGTTGTTTTCTGATTTGGCTTCTAGCAATGCTTTGTCCATTTCATCAAATTTAACAGTTGTAGATTTTTGTAATTCTTCTAGCTTTAAATCAGCTGCTTTTGTTGCTTCGCTGATAGCGTTTGCGATGATAGTCTTTGCTTCATCTAATGTTTTGGCTTTGTTTGCATCTAGCAACTCCTGAGCCTTTGCTTCTAAATTGTCCATTTTTTAATTTTGTAATACGTTAATTAAACTTGTTAATATATTCGGCTCATTAGCATCTGGAGTGGCAATTACCGGCTCTTTATCTAATAGTGAATTTTTACCTAAATTGAAGGCTTCCAATTGGAATTGCTTTAATGCTATTTCCAATCTACCAAAACCTTCATCCGTTAAGCTACCATCTTTTAATAGCTTAATCATTTTACCTATCTGATCATTGATCTCCGCCATTGTCAAAGACTTAAAGCCTGTAAATGGTGTCTCAGGATTAGCGCCCAAAGTTACGTTAGATCCTTCATATAATTTAATCTCTTTGATAATTCTTGTTCCTGTCTTTTGATCATAGTCAGACTTAACTGTACTAAATCCAATTGAGTGCTGGACAACAATACCTTCAGCATAAAGAATCATTGCATCCTTTCCGTATGAAGTAGGTGCAATAGAACTCTCAAAGTAAATACCTTTTTCTTGCGCCTCTAATACCATTGGTTTGCCATGTGGCTGAGACCAGTTATGCTGATTTAAAAAGAATATCTCATTCGATCCCATAGGACCACGTTCTGCAATTGTTTTAGTCGCTGCGCCTGGCATGATAATATCATCATCATAATCCATATTCCCGAAACTAGCAAAGTACCCGGTGACAGTCATCCTTTGAGGATCCATGTCCTTTATCTCGGCTTTAAAGTTCTTATATTCTAATAATCCTTTCATAAGAGAAAAATTTCTGTAAATATACTTTTATTCATTATCAATTTCATTTAATTTTCTAATTGCCCATTCAATCCCTGAAGTTCCGCCCCATGCATCCCACATTAAACCGCCGCAACCCTCTGAATATGGAACATCTGCATGTTGTTGATGCCTTTTGAATGATGCCATTCTTGCAATTGTATCTCTTGACAAAGGTTCTCTATTTGCCAACTGTCTGGCTCTTGCTTTGCCAACTGGCGTACCGCAATCGCCCCATCCGTTTTCTTCTGCCCATTGTAAAGCACGTTTTGCGTTATTGGTTGCAGCTTGTGGATAGTCTGAATATGTTTTGGCTTTTAAGTCTTTTATATACGGCGGCGTTCTCGGCTTTAGTATAGGCAACCCATCATCATCCTTTAATGCTTCAGTAGCCATAACACATCTGCAATTTACAACTTCAGCCGCAGGTGCGCCAACTTCACCGGGATACATCATTGGAGTTCCACCAACCATAAAAGGCTGATTTAATGCAATACGATCTTTAGTCATTGCCAGATGCGAAGGTCTGGCTCTAGAATCTCTAGTATTAATCCAAAACTTTACAACTTCATAATCTGAACTTTCAGCGCCCATATTAATTCCGAAGTTTGCCGCAGTAGTAGCTTCTGTTCTTGCAATAACCAATGACCTTGCCCTGTTAAATGCCGGATCATTTAGGCTTTCTTCAAATAGCTTTGCTTGTTCTCTTCTGGACAAATTTTGTCCTAAAATATTAGCTAATAAGTTTTTTACAATATTCCTAGTCGTATCATCAATGCCTGTAACCTTAGTGCCTCCGATTAGTCTAAAGTAGTTTACCATTTCCTCATACCAAGCAGCATTAAAGAAATCAATAATAAAATCTTTTTTGGTTTTAGGTACTGAATTACGAATCCAGTCATAAGAAAATGTAGCAGATGATACGCCAACCTTTGTGTAGATTTTTTCTAATCCGTTATATAAAGGTTTCTGCTGAACTAAGAACTCAATGTATAAATCAATGTTATCAAAGTTATCCTGATTGACAAAATCAGCAACTGCACCTGTCTGGTCATCCAAGGCTTTTTTTATTATTGGATAAGCATAAGCCTCATACTCTTTATGCAGCTTTAAATAGGTTTTGTGATATTTAACACTACTTGCCATTTATAGTTGCATTGTTATACGCCTGATCTAAAGATAAATCCTCAATTGGAACTAAGTTAGCCGGAACATAAATATTCTGCATCTCTGGAGTGCTGATCTTGTCATAACCCTGAGCAATACGTTTCTCATCTGGAGTAATCCAATAGGACTGATTTAGCCATGCAGTTAGTTTAGCCATATCCTCTTGCATCTCAGGATAACTACTAAAATCAAAATCAAAGTAGTATTTCTTTCCGTATGCCTTAGCGTAAGGTTCGCAAACAAACTTGTTGATTGCATCCCTAATCTTGCGCGATAGTGGAGCAGTTGCATTGTAAATTAACTGCTTAGAGGCCCAACCCATATTATTGTCCGTTGATGCTTCTTCACTACCTGAAAACTGAATAGGAACGTGAAACGCTGCATATATCTTTCTAGTATCAATGTTTAAAGATTCGATTAATTGCAAATCAGTTGATGGCAATCCTATCTGTGTCCATTTTAACGGACCAGATGATGGGAATATACGATCCATCAAAGTTTCGCCACGTTTAGCATCAATAATCTTTTCTTTGAGTACGTTCATTTGATCTTTAGTCAAACTTGCGCCTGATCCATCTGGTGATATAAAACCCATAGCGCCTCCGTTACGGATTTGCTTTAGTAATTCGTTATCGCCTTCATTCTCTTTTAGTACATTCCGGTAAATAGCTTTTATTGGTGACTGTCCGTACAATTGCGCACCTGTTAGCGTAAAGTCAGGATTAAAGGATTTAAAGTGAACAACTTGATTAGCCGGTATTGGAACTTCGGTCATATAAACCGATCGCATCTGATAACCCTTGATTGGCTCAAACATTCCGCCTGAGATAATCTCTATAAATTGTGATGGCAAAGAGTATAACTGTGACCAGATTTGTTTCTCGGTCATTGCAGGATCCTTGCCATTTCCAAAGATATATCCATCGCCGGTACATAAAAAGAAACCAGCCAGATCAGTCATCCATTCCTCATACGTTTGCTGAGGATTAGGTTTTGCCAATAGGTCAAGAATTGGATTGCTCTCAACCTGGTTAAACATCTGCTCTTTTAACTGCAAAGTCCGCATCTTAGCAGTTGGGCCTTCAGCTAAAGACATATTTTCATAAACCTTTAGATCCTTTTTAGTTACGCCCTCTTTAATCTCATAAAGACCATAAGCGCACTCAGCTATTTTCTTTGAGATAATATCAATGCAAGTATAAACATCAGCGTTTTTCTTAAACCCTTCATCTACAAATTTTACCTTGTCCTCAAAATCAACTATAACTTGATTGTTACCAATCCAGCCAAATACGTTTTGATTATAAAGGTTAGCAGTTATTTGTTGCTGAAGTCCAGGCATTAAAGCCTCTAACTGAGTAGTAGCTGCTTTTTCTATATCAGCTCTGAATATTTTAGAAAATACGCCCATTTTAGTTCCAATCAAATGAATATTCTTGTTTAATTTTAGATGCTAACTTGTTTAATGCCACATAACGCAACGGATCTATTAAGTGGTTGAAAGAATCAATAGGCTCATTCAGCATCCTGCCTGTTTTATCTTTTTTCCAAATGTAACTAAATAATTCCTTTTTAAAGTTATGGCTATTTGCGGTAATATTTATTTTATATCTTTTAAGGATGTCAATGCCTTGCTTGATACTGTCCGGTCCTTTCATTGCGCCATGAATATTAAATCCTTCCGCATAAATTTCTTGTATGGATTTTGGCTCTGCTGAATCCGCTATTATCTCCTCATCCTCTGTCACTCCAAATTCTCGCAGCTTCCGGCATATATCCATATTGGTTAGCCTGGTCTCATAGCACATCTCATTTACCCATAACTCCCCGCCTGATTTATAAACCTCTATAATGCCGGTTGGATCATTGGTAAAACCAAAGTCAATGCCATAGGTTATAAGTTCTGCATCTTCTGGTATTCGTTCACAGATGGCCCAGTTCCTAAAGATTACGCCCTCAATCTTGCCGGTCAAACCTCTGGCATATACTCGCCACAGTTCTAAGTCTAAATCCTTTATAGCTTCGATCCTTTGATGGTCCTCTTCCGATATGAACGGATTATGCCGATGGTCCGATATGATTAGCTTAGTATCTGGCTGACCGATTAGCTTAGTATGCGCCCAGAACTCATTTGTTGGATTATAATCTATAAATATTTGGTTTTTTGTCCTAATCGCTAACTGCCAATAGATTTGATAGCTTATACCATTAGCCTCATTGACAAATAGGTAGTCACGCTTACCATTCTTTGCTGACTGCTCATTCTCAAAAGATACGAATTCTATTAGCGATCCGTTTTTAAAATAGATTATTCGTTCTGTCTTATTCCAGAACTTTAGCTGAGATTGTAGGTATTTGTTATCTGAGAAGATATTTTCCGCATCCCGGTAAGCGCCCTTTCGCAAGTTAGGTAATGATTCACCGGCTACTGTTATGACTGATCTCTGCTCAGTAACTGCTTTGTAAAAAAGCAATTGCATTAATGAATAAGTTTTAGAAGAAGATGTGCCGCCTTGATTTATTAGGACCTTTTCTTTAGCCTCATAATTTTTATAAAAGACAGGTGAGCATTTAAACATTTTCTACATCATTTTCATTACTTGCCAATGGCGGTGCAGTATTGTAAATAACTGGAGCTGGGATGCTTAACATTAAATCCCCATCAACGGAAACCTCTTGTTTAGGTTTGCTCCATCTGTATTCCATAAACATCTTAAGCGCTGCCATATCGCCCTCTTCTAGTTTATCATTTAACAATTTTAACGCTAAATCATCCATTGGTGATAACCTTGCAATTAGTGCTATCTCTTCGGACTTTGGCGGTCTGCCTCCATTATTACCTATCTTGCCACTATTGTTTTTTCTACCATCTGCCATTTCAAAATATTTAGTTTTATTCAGTTAACTAATTTTTCAAAACAAAGGTATAAAATTGTACAATCATTTAAACAATCTTATCAAGTCTTGAATATCCTCCATTGTTTTGGCATTGGTTGTAATCCATTCATCAAAAAATTGTATTTCAAGGATATTGTTGCCATAGAAATTAATACTAAACTTTTCATCACGATAGGTGTAATCATTAAATACTCCATCTTCAGGATAAGAGGAATCTACAAATCCCATCTCAATTAAGGCTTCTGGTGTGATTGGTGTTTTCATCTTTTCTAATTTTAGTATAATTGTTATTGAATGTTAAATTGTGGTAAGTGTCGGCGTATTGTTTGGCGCAGCTTATAAAGACCTCGCGCCGATCTACCGGGATTCGCTTCAGTTCCATGATTTCGGCTGGTTGCAATTTATCTAAAATCGCCCAGCATTTTTGTAGGTTTTTGTCTGTTTGCATAGTTAATAGGTTAATAGGATAGTTAATAGGATAAATTTTTCTATCCTATTAAGATTTTTCTTGCTTGTTGGTATCTTAAAGTACATATTTATATAATCTTAATAGGTTAATAGGATATATATATATAATTAATGTTTCTGTATAATATAATCATGTTTTTTTTTGTTGCTATGTTGTAGAAATAAACTAACTCACTTTTACCTATTAACCTATTAACCTATTAAGGTTAGAAATTAACTTCTTGACTATCAATGCTTTGAGAGTTTAACCGGATAACCTCGTACCTATTAAGAATTACCCCATTTATTGATTTTGACTTAGATTTTCCAAAAACTTTAGTCAATTCCATACCGAATTTTCGCATCGAATGTATTTTTTGTTTCGTATTTGCTTCAATAAAATCTTTAATTTCAGTCGCGGTCATCCATTCAGAATAGCCTCCAAGATCAGAAGATTTAAAGAATTTTAGAATCAATTCACGTTCAAAAGCTATGCTCTGGAAGTCTTTTCCTACGCCATCAAGTAAGGCTAATTCTTCATTTGATAGTTGCCATTCCTCGCCTGATTCATAGGCCCTATAAATCTCCATAAAGAGTTCATCTTTATCTATTGAGTTGTAGAGTTCATGATCAATGCTAAGTACCTCAATCGGTAGGATTCGAGTGTTGCCGGTAGGATCATTTATAATTTCGGGATCATTT